TTTCTCAAATTTCTTGTAAAATGCATCAGCCCGGTCTACATATAATCCTGCTTGTAGGTAGTTTTATTCTTCTCTGAATCAATTCGGGTTTGCTTGACTGATTTTGCTGTATCTATAAGTGTTTTTATGTCTTTCACATTATAGATTGCTTCATCAGACAAAGTACCCTTAATATCAATAGGCAAACGAAGTTTCACAGTTCCATTTTCCCCCTTTCCTCTGATACGCTTCTCCAACTCAGAGATGTAGCGGTCAAACTCATTAGTATTAACATCTTTAAGATTGGAAATGAACTGTTCGGAGATGCCTTTGCCTTTTTCTTGCAGCATGACATCACGCATAGCACGCAATTCTTTTAGTTTCTTCACATATCCATCAACGCCTTGCTGACCGGAAAGAGTTTTCAGCAGATTCTCGTAATATTTGATTTCAGATTCAATGTTAGAAAGTTCCTTGGTTTGCTTTTCTCCGGCACGTTTCGCATCTTCTTCCGTTATCTGTTGCTTTAGTTTAAGTATATCAGCCAACTTAATGGTTTCGATGTCATATTGAGCGAATATCTTAGGGTATTCTTTTCTTAACTCCGCTAAACTTCGACCTCTTTGTAAATCCGACAACGCTATATCACGAGAACTTTGTACGAGGGAATCAATCTTCTGTTTGTGTTCTTCTTCTTGCTTTTTAGCTTCTTCTTGCTGTTCATTAAACCTTCTCTGTGCCTTTTCTGCTTCTGTTGCCGAATCGCGGAAAGCCAACATTGCAACTCCAAGTCCTACTACAGCAGTAGCCAACAACACATAAGGATTGGTAAGCATTGCAGCGTTTAAAGCTAACTGCGCTTTTCGTGCCAATAAACGGGCATTGGTAAGTCCAATCTCCACAAGGGTATGCTTACTTTCAGCAGCAGTAACAAGCATCACTGCGGTCCGGTATGTACCATAAGTAACCACTAATCCAGCCAAGACCTTCCCTACTGTTTCATAATTCTGAATCAACGAAGTTGTCATTTGAATACCGTCCATGATAACACTTTCCGACTTAGTTCCCAATTCGTTAAACACGGAATTCAAAGCATCCTGCATCATAGACAACTGACCATTGATAGTCTTTGAAGCATTCTCAGACATATTGTAGAACTTACCGCCTGCCGATGTGGCATCTATAAACGCCTGCTGTACCATTTCAGCGGAAACAACACCTTTGGACATTTCATCTTTGAGTGTAGCAATAGACTTTCCTGTCTTTTCGGAAATAATCTGTAACGGGTTGAATCCAGCGTTTATCATTTGATTCAGATCCTGCCCCATAAGTTTACCCGCTGCTGACATCTGTGAAAATGCCAAAGTCAGCGAATTGAACTTACTGGATTCTCCCATAGAAATATCACTAATGGCTTTCAAGTATTTGATAGTGTCTTCTGCTTGTATGTTAAATCCAAGCATCATCTTTTCTGCTCCAACCATATCTGACATAGTAAGTGGAGAAATCTTAGCCAGCTCCTTGATTTGCGGAATCAGTCGCCCTGCTATATCTTCTCCAACCATAGTCTCAATAGCGGTCTGCATAGATTGAAATTCGCCACGCACACGAATCATTTCAGAACCTAATGCCTTTAATACTCCGGCGCCACCAATAACTGCCAGCGCTTTCTTCCAAGATATAGCGATACCTTCGTTAGTTTCTACTACTTGTTTCCCATCATTCTTATAAAGTGTATATTCATCCCGGAGTTTCTTTACGGAAAGACGCGCTTCGGCTTGCTGTTGGGTGAGGTTGAATAAAGCATCCCGTTCTTTACCGAGCGCTCTTTCTTGTTTGCTGATGTGATTAAGCAGTTCTTTATCTTCCCCACCTCTTGAAACGATGTTCTTATATAACTCCTTATTTTTACGAATAGTTGTTTGAAGAGAACCTATGGCATTCTTTTGAGCGATAATCTTCTCTGTGAACCCATTTACAGATTGGGAAGCATCGAAGATTTTCCTTTTGAATCCCGTTTCCATCTCCGCTCCAGCTTTGGCTGCATTAGTCACCAACTCATCCAATCTTTGATTAGATGCAGCAAGTTGGACATTTAAAGCCTTGAAAGCAGCAGGAGACTGCGTGCCATCCATGCTCATTAACTCTTGTTTTAACTTCGCAATTTCATTACGGAGCCTTACAACTTCTTCCCAGTCACTACCTACCTTAAAATATAATTTCGCCATATCTATTTCTTTTTCCTACGATTAGCCAATTCCTTACCACTGATTCTATTCACTTTTTGACCACCATATACTGCGTGTAATTTATCCCGTTGCATCATCAGCAAATTCCGATAAGGGATAACCTCAAACACTTCTGTATAACTCAGATGAAGCGTGTCAATCAAATGGGCTATCTGCCCGAAGAACGTTGTGTTTCCTACTGTTTCGGTCTTGCTGCCAGCATCGACACGTTCCTCATCGAGCTGACACACTGAAAAGCCGATATATCCATCATAGAGAAACAGACTTCCAAGGCATCTTTGACTTCTTCAAAAGTGCCGTTCTCCAATTCTTTGACCAAACTATCATTCCCGCAGATGAAGCATGAAATACCTTTCAGCATATCTTCAGTAGCTTTAGGAAGCTCTTTAATAGCCTCCATGATATTATCTCCTCGCAGGGCGATATTGGAAAAATGATGAATGGCACGACAGATAACTTTAATTGTAGGCGGTTTGATGGTATAAACGATTCCACCTATCCCTACATTTTTAAAATCCAGCCCTAATAGGGCATCAGAAACCGTTTTTGCTGCTTGATTATTCATAACATTAAATTAAAAAGGCGGTGAGCAACCACCCACCGCCATCTGAAAACAATCCTTTTACTGAAAAATTATCAACCTTCCGGCACTACAACTTCCGATTCGTCAAACCACTTTTCGGAAGCCAATCCATCTACACCTGTGGAAAGGGGAACGGCCGAAACAGCCAATCCGACAGCCTTATCGGTATTAGAGCCACGGGCATTGATAGCCGCTTTCGGAAACACAACATAAACTCCGTCTTTGGTTTTACCAATCACACATTTATGAATAGGCTTATACTTGCCTCTTTCCCAATTCTTTTCTGTGGCTTTACCACCTTGTAAATCAGCCTTTGTAGCATAATCATACTCACCAATGGTGAAGTTGATTTTCACCTCACCCGGTTCAGACGTTTCCCGGTAGTACTCACCAGTCAAAGCGTTTTTGTAACGAGTTACACTTGCCTCTGCTTCTTCGTATTGATACGTGTCACCATGCACATTCTTGACCCGCTTCGTTGCTGCGTTTTTCAAGATGGTGGCTACTTCTGCGCCTGTTAATCCGGCAGCTGGAGTAGTAACCGTTTTAATCGGTTCTGCATAATACAGTTCGTCAATTTCTACTGCTGTAATCATATCATTTTACATTTAATACATTAAACAAAATTCTCACATTCACATAATGACACTTCAAAGCTGTGTCCGCTTCTGTACCGATAGAATCAATAGAGTAACGATATGTCATACCATCATAGGTGCTTACTACATCATCAAACAGCTTGCCAGCCTTTCTTTCAAGTTCGTTAAGCCGGATTGTGTTCGCTTCATTCTCGCTTAAATTGGGTACACATAGATTCACTTCTGCGAAAGATTTCTTCCAATAAGTTCCCGGCTGTTGTTTCTTCGTGTGGATGACAATCCTTTCGGACTTCAATTCACCCGTCAGCGTTTCTCCTGCTGGCACTATGCCTATCCCGAAAGCCTTGCAATCCCGGTAGAGGATGTTTCCTATGTCGGTGGTTACTATCATCGTTCAAATCTATCTTTCAATCTTTTTTCTGTCCTTATCGCTGCACTTCCTGCAACTTCAAATCCTTTGGATTCCACGAATGAAGCATAATCAGCTTCGTTTTTCAGAATTAAGCCATCTTCATTAACCTCATAATCATTCGATTCTCTCAAATGTTTTGTGTGGTCTTGATAGTTTCCGGTAGCTTTTGCATCTTCAACAAATGCCTCTCCCTCTTCTTTCATGCCAGCAACGACTTCGCTTGTTCCGTCCTCAAAGAACTGGTCAACATCCGAAAAGTCTGCATCTATTCCAACCATATTACTCTATAGGAAAAATAGTTTGTTTCCAAAGGGCTTTTAGCAACTCCTTCACCTCTTATGCTTCCATCGGCATTCAAACAACGAACCTCTGCACCTGCTTCAACCTTTGACGGCTTGTCAAAGACTACCTTGTACTTGAAATCATACAAAGCACCATTGATAGATACTTTCTTTTCCGCACTCATATCATCACAACGGCATCTGCATATATCCTGCCAGCTCTCACCACCTGTGCCGGGAATAGGTCTGCCGAACTCATCCTTATCCATCGGGGTGATAACCTTAACCTGCAATATGTGTGGAGCGAATATCATAAGAAAGTCACTTTAGGTTTGTTACTCAGTTCGTCTTTCAAGCCGTACTGCTTACACAGAAATGAATAGTAATCCTTAATGCCTTGAATGTTCCAAGACATAGAAAAACCGCCTTCACTGATTGAAGTGGCGCGAAGCAAAAGAGAGGGGATGAACTTCGCAATTGCTACAGAGACACGGACACAGCAATGCTCATTCATCTCATCCTCTCCGCTTATCTTCGAGGTAAGACACATATCCAAAATGTCAGCCTCCGATACCTGAATGCCGAATATCTGAAACTTCTGTTGTATGTAGTCGTTTACCGTCATCTTAATATGGTGTAATCAGTGTACTATATGCTGTATGGCTATAATGTGTGCAATACTTCGACTTATAGACGTACCGGAACGGGCATTTAGGAACTGAAATCTGTTTCCTTTGCATTGCCGTAATAGTTACTGTTTGCTTCACCGGACTATCCACAACCATAAATATTGGCTGCGGAGTGATCAGCACAACACAATCAATAGAAGATGCTTCAAAAGTGATACACTGAATGTCTGGCAAACCAACATCAACAGATGGATTCACATACTCACACTTGGGAGATTCCACACTTGATGCCTGCACGTCCAACGAGACCAAAGACATCATCAAAAAGCCACACATGGCAAAAATAAAATTCTTCATTTCTTTTCTGGTTTATAAAATTAGACAATGGAAGGGTAGAAACACTACCCTATCCTTACTCGATACCTAATGCTTCTTTCAGCTTGGCAGTTGATTCTTCATCCAGTTCTGAGACCTTAGCCAAAAGAGTTTCTTCTTTCATATTGCCGGAAGCCTGCACGCCGATGGACTTCAAAGCATCAATCAAAGCCTTCTTCTCAAACTCCTTTTCAAAGAGAGAGATTTTCACCTCCTTCTTTTCTTCAGGGGCTTTCACTTCGGTATTTTTTGCCTCAATCCGTTCAGCAAGTCTGCGGCTTTCCATATCCAGCACACGGGCTTCCTCACCGACTTCAATCACTTCACCGGGAGTATAATACTTTCCGGTGAACTTGTCGCGGAAAACTGATATAACCTTTACTTTCATATCCTACCCCCTTATGCTGATTGAATGGATGCAATTTCGCTCAAATCGAAATTGGTAATCAAATCTGGATTGGAAATCTGCGGAATCCACTCTGCCGTATATTCCATGTAGCGACCGTTTTTGTCACGGTAGTTGGAGATAAGCATCTGCCCCTCTGACGGGATATAAGTACGTCCTTGTACTGGGTCTGTCGCTTCATACGGGGTATGATGGCGCATATAACCAATGTTGTCAGAAGGTAACAGAGTAATACGGTTATCCGCGTAAATCTGCACATTCTTTCCCGTCTGGTCTTTCACGTAGTCCTCCTTGATTTCAATACGCGGCAAACCGATGCCGGTGAACACTTCGGAAGCCAAAGAAGAGGAAACCAATCCCGTACTCAACTTCATTTCGTTGCTGCCGAGAATCATCTTGTACTGCTCACCAAATTCAGATGAACCAAGAATAAGCTTGTTGAAAGATGCACGAGTCATAACCATCTTGGCATAAACGCCATAGTCCGGTGCCAAGGAATGAAGTTTCTCTCTCAAATAAGAGATAAACATATTCTTTCCGTCCACAACCACATCTCCACTTTTCGGCTTGATAAAATTGAACGGAAGGGTAATCTCCAGCAGTTTATTATTGGTCTGACCGGAAGTGATTGCAGCGTCTTTGTTGTAAACGGTGGCTTCACCAAGCATCAACAGCGCACCGACAATAATATCCATACGCTTGTGGGCGGCAAGGGTAATCTGACGGTAGTCGTCTGCCAGGAAGTTTACAATCTCTTCCATTGCAGCCTTTTGGTCGGCTGGCTTAGCGGCATTGAACTTGTCAATCAAATCCTGCAATTCAGAAAGACGGTCAATAGACATCTGGTAAGCATCACCCAAATAGGCAATCTCACCATATCCGGAACCGATGTTCCGACGTTCACGGATGGGTTTCTCTCCAAAACGCGAATTGATGGAGCCGGCCATAACTCCGGTTACAGAACCGATATAATCCTTGAACACACGAGTAGTCACTCTGCGGAAAGTAAGATACTGCTGCCAATAGATTGTGTCCTTGCGTGTCTGGTTCACACGTCTGATGATAGCGGAAACAATGTTCGCATCATCGAATAATGTTTGAATCGTTAAAAACATATCCTACCTCCTTACTCGTTAAATTCAAACCATCCCTTCATGTTGGCTTTATCGTTCTCGGAGAACGGCATAACCAATTTTGAGGGTTCAATTTCTGCGGCTGTACGAAGCAATGAAACCAATGTGATTCCGTCCTCAACCTTTGTACGGTTAAACAGAGCCGAATTAGCTACATACTTTTGTTTTAAACCATCAACTGCAACCGCATTGAATAATACGGCATCTTTGGCGATATTCTCACCAAAAGCAGCCTTGATAGTCAATACATCATAACCGACATTAGATTTATCAATTGCCGTTACTTCTGCACCTTTCTTGCCGCTTCCGACAAACATACCCACATAAGCCAAAGAGTTCTTGGCTACTTTGATAGACAAAGCCTCTCCACCAGTGGTATAGGCTTCCACAACTCTCACATTGATTACCGCATAAGCAAACTTGTTTTTCAAGTCCGCATAAATCGGTGTAAATCCGGGAAGAAAACTTCCCACTACCAGGTTCTGCGTGTCGAGTTTGAACGGGCCACGTCTACGAATGCCGGTCTGGACATCGTAGCGTTCCTCTTGCTCAACGGGCGGAACCAAGTCATACTTAAATCCTGCTGACATAATTAATTCTTGTTTTGTTCAACAATAGTTTTCGTACCCTCATCAATCATTTTAGCGATAGATTCAGATTCTTTCTCAATCTTCTTTTCCGCTGATTCGGGAGGGGTTACGCCTTTGAAGCCGTCATTTGCGAACTCCTGCTTCAAGTCCTTGAAATATGCGTCCAAGTCCTCATCGTCCTTGATGGCGCATCGTTTGGCGTAGTTTTCGGGAATACCATACTCTTTTGCCTTTGCCATAATCTGCTCCTGCCGGGTAGCTTGTAACTTCTCTGTCTCGAATTGAGCGAGCTTATCAGAAAGAGGTTTAACGGCTGCACTCACTGCGTTAGCAATAATAGCCGCCATGTCGTCCGTCTTATCTTCCAGCTTCGGATTAGGGTTAGGATTGGGATTAGGATTCTCAATTGACTTACCGTCTTTAAGGTTATGTTTCTTCTCGTAGTTGGAAACTGCGGTCTTGGAAGCATCCCCGGCACGGAAATCACCATAGGAATTTAGCACGTCCGAGAAGCTGATACCCTCAACAATGGAGTTTACCTTTGTCTCGTCCGTTACACCCTCTGCCTTCTTAGTGGCAATTCGGGTTAAGATAGCAGTGTCCACCCCAGTAAACTTCTGTTGCAGCCCTGCCAAGATTTGTTCTAAGATTGTCATACCGTATGAATTTGATTTATAAATTTCTACGGTAAATTTCGTTATTTATAAAGAAGGTGAGAAATAATCAGATAGGTGATACACGACAATGAAACGATTGTCGTAAAATGGTATAAAAAAGGCGTGAAACCGAATGGAATCACGCCTAAATAAAGTATTGTAACTTATGCCGGTACAGCCATTAATTCACGCCCTACTGAACGTATTGTTTCTATAATATCTTCAAAACGTTTCTTAGACGGCTTCTTTGTTCCGCTTACATATTGAGCAAACAAACTCTGAGAAATACCTAAACGTCGTGCTATGGCAGCAGCATTCAATTCAGGATGAGCTATAAATAAATCATAAAGAGGATTAGATTTCCTTTCCCGAAAGAATCCCTCAAAACTCAAATCTTCATCAAGCTCTCTCCAATGTATTCCGTCATGGCTCGTTGTGAAATTTGCGCGCTGCGCAGGAGTAGCCCATTTCAGCCTTTGGAAATCTGAAAACTTCTCACATGCCTCCTTCCCGTCAGTGGTACGTATCCATACCTCCGTATCAGTCAACCATACCTTTTCAACTATGATATTTTCCATAACCACTTATTTTGATTTATTAAAAAATTTATTCCAATGCTCTGCTATTACTTCTTGATTTTCTTCTATAACTGATTCTACAAGTTTCAGTTCAGATGACTTCAAGCCATTATTTTTGATTAATGTAACTGGAAATAAAGTGAACTTAGCACTTACATCCCCTTTGATTACATGAACATGTATAGGCTCATGGTCATTAGCGTAAAACATAAAACGAAAACCAAATAAAATAAATATCGTTGGCATACCTTTCTCTATTGATTACCCTACAAATATAGGTAATTATTTAATTACCTACAACTATTCAAGCAAAAAATTAGCGGCAATTCTTTGATGTTGCCGCAAAATATTCTATTTTTCTTGTACTAAAATTATAATCCCTATAATTTTTCTGACTAAGAGGCATTTTTCTGTCCCTTATTTCCGATTTGCTCATTCTTTGCCGCTTGCTCCTCCTTGATTTCTGCAAGCTCCTCTTCTACCCTATCGACATTCCCAGCAAACATGATTCCCTCACGCGTTGACCAGATGCCACCACTGACAGCGGAAACGGCAGTAGTCACCTTATCATTCAAATCATCAATCAGCCTTTTCGTTTTTGATTTCAATTATCATTTTATCTGTTAAGTTACGTGATCGCAAACAATTTATCACTGAAACAATTAGCATTATGGCAGACGAAATAAAACCAAATACAAAAACAGCATACCAAATATCATGTGATACCCCTAAAAAGTCTTTATCGAAATTGCAAGTTAATAGACTTAATAAAATTGTTACAGATATACCAGCATAGCTAATCCAATCTCTAGTTTTCTTTATTCTATTTACAAACTTGCCAAATATCAACCTTAATTTATCTTCGGTGATAATTATTACATCTGATTTTGTATTAGAACAGACATTAGAAATAAATCCATTTTCTTGGGGTAAAAACTTATTTTCCATTTTGTTCCTCCATTTCTAACAAATAGAAATTAATTAATAAACTTTTGTTTTCACAGCCCAACAAATCAAAAACTCTATAATTCAAAAATAATTGTTTTTTTCTAAAGTTACCAATAAATATAGCTTCACTATTTCCTCCACCAAAAGAACCTATAAAATTTATCAACTTAATTTGTAGCTTTACGCCAGATTCAATATTAAATTTCAACAAGCCCTCCTTTTCATCTTTATTGGTTTCAAAAGCAAAGGAAATATATAAATCCTTATCACTTGGATCTTCTAAAGTGATATCTATAGGTTTTCCTTCAACTTGCGTAACAAAAATAGAATCTAATAATTCATATTTTCCACATTGTACTTTCATATTATTGCACTTTTAAATTACTTGCTAAATTCTTCACATCCTCCGCAGACTTCACCTCATGTACGGTATCTCCCACTTTTACGAAACCGATAACATTACTGGCATTCGGCTTTTCAAATAGTTCGGCAATAGGAACATTTAATGTATTCGCAATCTTTTCTAATGTTTGCAACTGCGGATATTCCCCTCGTAAAGTCTTATTCAGACTTATATCAGATATTCCCATTTTTTCTGCTAACTCTTTTTGAGTTATACCTTGCCCTTGACAGAGTTCTTTTATCCTTGTTCTAAAGTCCATAATACTATATAGTTTTATTCGGCAAAAATAGATATTTATACCACATAATACAATTATATGACTAAAATAAATCTACTTAGTTTTATTTTTAACATTATTTATTGCTTTAGATATTGCAAAATTAAACTAATTAGTTTTACTTTGCAATATCAAATTAAACGAAGTAGTATAATTAAAAACATATAAGAGTATGAGCACAAAATTTAGAAGTCAGATGAAAGAGGTTATGAGCACAGCATGGCAGATGTTCAGAATCACAGGTGAGAGTTTTTCAGAGTGTCTTAAAAGAAGTTGGTTGCTTCTGAAATTGAAAGCACAGATGAAGAAAAGAACTGTTCAGTTCTTCTATCAGAAAGTTTCGGGCGAAATTCGTCAAGCGTTCGGTACGTTACGTGATAAAGTGATAGCTGACAATGTAAAAGGTACAGGTCGCAAACCTAATGAAAACCAGTTTACCTACTTCGATTGCGAGAAGAACGAGTTTCGTTCATTCAAGAAGTTCAACCTTATAAAGATAGCATAACTATGAAAACTACATTTTTAAGTGAAGAAGCACAGGTGTTGATAACAGGGCTTAGAGGTGAAGACAACGATACAATAACTTTTAAAGCTGCGATATGTGATGCGATGTCTACTATAATGTATATGCGCCAAGTGTACGCTAAAACAGAGAAAGAAAAAGGGATGCTGCTTGATGTTATTGATACATTGACCAATTATAATGAATTGATAACCGCATTATCAAAAGAGAATTAGCACATAAAAAGTTAGCAATAAACAAATAAGATAAAAATATGAAAGAGAAAGAATTTGGAAATATTTATTCATTAGGCGAAGATTTAGATGAAAGATTCGCGTGGTGTGTACAGCTCATTGATAATGAGCTGTGTATTGCTATTCATTGCACTACACAATCAGGACACTCTCCTTTTAATAATAAAAGTTTTATTGCAGCAATACCAATAAAAAGACTTACTGAGTGCTTGCAGTACTTGTTTGAATCTTTAAATGGTTAATGTTACACGATTATCCAGAAAGGCAGTCTTCGCACGACTTTAAAGGCTGCCTTTATTAATCACTCTTAAATGAAATAATTATGGATGAAATTTGGAAAGACATTGAAGGGTACGAAGGCGATTATCAAGTATCAAATTTAGGTAGGGTAAAATCCTTGCCAAAGAAATGCTGGAACGGTAAAGGATATTGGTTTAGAGATGGACGCATTTTAATACCCATAAAAAGCAAAAAGGGGTATTTGAATGTATGGTGCAGAAAGCGTATATTTAAAGTTCATCGCTTGGTCGCAAATGCTTTTATACCTAATCCGCAAAACCTACCACAAGTAAACCACATAGACGGTGATAAAACCAATAATTGCGTTACTAATCTTGAATGGGTTACTGATGGTGAAAACTTACTACACGCATATAGGGTTCTTGGTAGAAAGCAAAAGACTGGCAAAAACCACCATAATTCACGAGCTGTTCTACAATTAAAAGACGGCAAAATTATAAATTCATTTGATAGTTTGAATGAAGCGACACGCGCAACTGGTGCGCACCATTCGGGCATTTCAATGTGCTGTAATGGGAAAATAAAGAAGCACAAGGGCTATCAATGGAGATACAAAGAGGAGTGATTTCACTCCCCTTTCTTTATGCTTTGTTTCTGCATTTCAGCGTTTCTTTTTTCTTCTTGTTCTTCTTTTATCTCTGCGATTTCTTCTTCGATGCGGTCAATATTTCCAGCGAACATTACTCCATGTCGTTGCGACCATACACCACCCGATACAGCTTTTACAGCTACATTGACTTTATCTTCTAAATTGTCAAGGCGATACGGAACAACTTCTGTACTAATATCTATCGTTTCAGATGCTTTGTTAAATTCAGATGGATTTATAGAGCCTAAAGCAGAGACTATGAAGTTCACACGCCTTTGCAAGAACTCACCTATCACCTCGGCATGATTTTGAACTTGCAAATGTGTCGAAAGAAACACGTAATCGAAAGCCACTCCGGACAAGGCATTTCCAGCACCGCTCAACTTTTCAAAACTGATTTGTGGTGTATTCGTCATAGAATATGCTTTCTCAAAGAGGGTTTCTACCTCAAATTTTACGGTATCATTTGCTTGGTTCCACGTTAGGTATTGGGCATCGGCACCTTGCCCGGTGAGTTTAACCATCCGGTCTTTAATCTTTCCCATGAAGCCTTCAACATCACCAATCAACTTCAGCAATGGGAAGAAATGGTAGTCGATACAATCGGCATAGTTGGATAACAGCTTCTCAAGTCGTACACGGAAGGTCTTAATTTTCCTGCAATATTCCTCTGGCCGGTAGGCATAGATAACCGGTAGTTTGGGGAATCCATGAGCAAATGAAGTTCTTTCTTCATATCCTTTAGCCAAATCCCACTGATAAACTGCCTTATCCGTGATTGTCATAAAGCAGGTGACCTCTGAATCATCCATGAGCTTCTTTTTATACTCACGTGAGAAAGCAATCATTTTACCTTCATCGTTAAAGAACGGGTATAGTTTATCACCTCTGAATGGAGACCATAACACGCTTTTCAGTTTCTTGGTGGGCTTGACCTTGCCACCGAACGTAGTCTTAACTTTCTTCCAAAACTTTGCCCAAAACGAATCATCATCGGTAACATACCAATATTCTGCCGCTTCTTGTTCGGAGAGCCAGGCACGGACAATCTTCTTGTTTTGGTATTTGATTTTGTTGGATTTAAATACAGCCTTTACCGCATCCAGCAGCTTCTTTTCATCATCATCAGTCGGAGTGCAATCCATAGACGGTTCTGTGCCGACCGTGAAAGCAGTTTGAATATTCACTATATCCTGTTCCAATGGAATGGAAATACGGTTCACCGGTTCAGTCTTATACTTTGCTTCGATTTCATAAGTCTTACCAGTTTTTTCATCGAAGTGTTTCTCAGCTTCTTTTTCAAGAACCTTTCTGTCCGGATACTTCTTTTTGTCAACCATAATTTCATGGCGTTCCGGATTCCAATCGTCCCAAAGTTTACAACAGTCGGGAAGTTCAGTCTTCCTACCTTTCTTCAGGTAGTTTATCTTCTGTCCGATATCGGGCAATGCTAATATTTCTTCTAAATTCAATGGCATAGCTTATATTTTTAGTGTGTGAATATTCCAGTTAAATCTTTCGGCTTCAAAATGCGTCCAAGCAAACAACCCAATACATAATATCTAATGGCATCCATCAAATGATTATATTCATCTACTGGCTCATTGATGTAGTTTCCATCCTTATCTTTATCCCAAACATATTTCCGAAGTTCAGTAATAATATTGTAAGAGCGTTCTGTTACAAAGAACTCCATGTCTTTAATCTTATCAATACCCGCTTTGATGGAGCCGGGAAACTTATCTACCGGATAGATATTCACGCCTCTGTTCTTTATCTCTTGAATCAATCGAGGGTCTTGCGAATCGGCAAAAACTTTCATAGAGAAAGGCTTTAACCTATTGGCAATAGCCGACGAAAGCATATCCGTTTCATAGAAAAGTTCATCAACATACAAACGGTTATCAATAATACCACATCTTACAGCAGCGGAAGGATCATTAGTAAAGCCGAAGTCCTGCCCTATTCCTACCTTTTTACATTCCTGCGGGAACTCTTTCACAATTCCCCACTTCTTGAACACAGCACCTTCTGCAACGTCAGCCCACCGGCCGATAACCACATGACCATACTTTTCAGGATTACTCACCTTCATATCCTCTACCTCTTTTAGAAACTCCGGTGAAAGATTCTCCAAATTATCAAAGTAAGTCGTATGAATGTGGAGCACATTCGGATGAGTGGAAATCTGAACTTGTACACCGTCAATCTCCACCAGCTTGTGAGTTTTCTCAATGTATTTCTTGTAAATGAAGTGATTGGAATCGCATGGGTTCATTATGATAATAATCCGGTTCTGAATACCCTTCTTGCGGATGGAGAGCATTATCTTGTCGAACTCATCTTCGCTTGTCCACTCTTCCGCTTCATCGCAGACGAAAGTCGTAATGCCTTGAATGGATTTCAGTTTTGCAGTCTGGTTCCCGGAAGAAGTCTTGATACCCCGGAACATGATACGGCTCTTAGTCATCTTATTGACTATATCCGTCTTTGTGGTCTTGAAATATTTCGTGGTACCGTCCAAATCTATCTTCTCCATCATTTCGGGGATGATAGACATACCGGCAGAAACCATCGTGTAACGGGTGTAAAGAATCTGATGAACTATCTTCTCTACGGGAGTCATTTCAAAAGTCAACCGCTCAATAAAGGTAGAAGCATTGAAAGACTTTCCGCTACCACGCCCACCGGTGATAAGAATTATAAATTTTTCCTTATCCTCGTATAATGGATGGTAAATTTCTTGAGGTACTATCATTTCAGCTTGTCTTTAATCCAAGAATCAATGTTGATGCCGTGCTCTATGTCTGTTGGAATATCAGCATCTTCATCAATTCTTGGAGCTGGTTTATTCCATTGTTCAGGCTTGCGATTTTTAAGCCAAAAGATACTAGCCGTTGTGTCAGGAGGAATCTCTTGTTCTAATTCCACAATTTCTATCCTTTCATTTTCACACCGCCTACCATTTTCATCGTAATAAACATCTTTCACCTTGATAGCCTGCTGGACTTTTACTTTCATTCCGGTAGCTTTCGTGTAAAGAGTGTTTTCTACTTTCAACTCAAGAGGCGCACGCCCGTTTTTTAATGCTTTGGATAATTCGGGGATTTTACCTTTCAATTCAGAGAAATACGTTTCATTGTAGCCGATGTTTGCAGCAATTTGCTTATCGTCTAATCCATCTCTCGCCCATCCTTCTATACGAATGAGATTATGGGGGTCTTTAAAGTCAAACTTCGGCTTTGCCATATTAATCTACTCTCTCTACCATATCCGATAAAACTTCACCTTTGATATACTTTTCTTGCGGTCTAAATCCGAACCGTTGCAAAAACACTTCTTTATTACTTTGGTTACTGAAAGTAAGAACTACGAATGTATCTACTGATTCTTCATTCTTTGTTTGAGAATGGTTCATTACAGCTTTTCGCATCTCACGTTTATTGTCGTAAATTTCGTTATTCAACTTCATAACCTCCTTATCTGCTTCGCTTGGTTCTTCTATTGAGGGTAAATCTACTTCAACCCCTAAAATACCAACATCGTTAATATCAAGACCCGCGCACTCGAAATCTATATCACTCAACATTGAAGCCAAAATATCTGTATCAAATTCACCCTGAACTTTTGTATTGTTGAAAAATATATTTTGTTCCTTTTCTTCTTTCTCGGACAAATCTATCATAGCAACTGTCAGGTTATAGTCCTTTTTCCTTTCAAGCGAATCAAGGATAGATATACGCTGATGCCCTGACACTATATTCATCGTGTTTTTATTCACCACAATAGTATCAAGAAGTCCCACTCGTTTTATATTATCTTTCAACTTCTTCTTGGCTGAATCTGATATTTTTCGAGGGTTATATTCTGCATTTTTAATTTGCCCACGATTAATAGTAGCAGTTTCAAATTTCTGATATTTACTAACTTCCTCCATACTTGGCTTCTATTAAATTAAATTCTTTGATAATCTTCTTGTAATCCTTCGGATAATGTTCTTTAATGTACAATATTGTTTCAGGGCGGAAATTAATACCCGAACTACCTCTTTTACTCCCCAGCTTCAGCGGTTCCGGTAGTTTATGCAACTTGATATACGAAAGACAATCTTTATTAGTCCAGTTCACGATAGGATAATACTTTTCATAATCAAAATGAATATCTGACTTGGCGGCTTTGTTAAACATGCCTCTACGGACGAAAGAATCAGATATCTTCATTCCATATACGATAACTTCAGTTTGATACTTAATTTTTAGATAGTCTTCAATATCACGTAGCTTCAACCTTTTTAGCCCATCGAGATGCTTCGCACTTAATAAACCTTGCATTTTGAAGTTGTATAAATCAGTATGAGGCAACTGAACTACCTCGACATTTCCATAAGAGCGTGCCCAATTAAAGAAAGGTTCTACTATATCCAGCCCTTTCACATGGTACAAAAAGCAACATACAACCTTTTTAAACTGACTTTGAAGCAAATGCAACAAGACAATGCTATCTTTGCCAGTCGCAGAAAAAAACAATATCGCCGTATCACTTTTCTGTGATGCGTGCAATATTGTTTCTTTCGTTTTCTGCATAATCAAGGCGTTCATTAATCACCTCCAAATGCAACAACAAGGTCAGAACGCTTTTGCGCCCTTGTTCCAAACCCTGATTGATGACCTACTGCCGCTTTACCGGCATTTACCCTACGCCCACGGTTACTAATACCTGTGGTACGATTGATTCTTCTTTTAATTTCTCCGACTCAGCCTATTTTTCACCTTTAAATATTTCTACTATATTGCCTAACTCAAACACTATATGCGCTATGGCGTATTCTTTACCTTTTTCTGTTCCAGTGATAAAATCACCGTTTTCATCAAATAGAAACTCCACACGAGCATCTTTTACTTCAACGATAAGATATGGGCGTTTACCTTTATATTCGCCTGTAACCAGTTTAAGCTTATCATACGATTTAGCTTTAACCATTACTTCTGAATCACCATCTGGAATATCTTCTTCTCTCTCATATTCTTTACCATCAACGATAAAAGAAACGTAATTTTCAACATTACTTGGCTTTATTTCTCGCCTCTCAAAACCTTTTTTACCAGAAAGAATCTCATCAAAAAACTTTTGCTTAATACTAAGCGTTAAAATGTTCATAATCGTGTCATTTTTTTAATTAATATTCATAGTTGCGGAAACAGGACTCGAACCTGTGACCCCCACCAAGTCAAAGTGGTAAGCTAACCAACTGCTCCATTCCGCGATAGTACCCCAAAGATACTACCACAACCGAAGATAACGAAATATCTTCAATCGTTATACACGACAATCGGCTTATTGTCGTGAACTAAGCCATTTGTCCCGTCTTTCTCTACATGCCTCTAAAGTAGGCGCACAACAAGCAAACAGTTCGCCACTTTCAGTACGGTAGTCGTACTGGTACATTCTCACTCTCTTACCTCGCAACCTGGTGTTGTAGGTAGTGTAATTCTCTTTACCGGGTTGACATACGCTGCAACCGTTTACATTAATTGAGTTCATAATCATTTATATTTAAAGTTTCGCTTTCAATCTTTCTTCACTCGTGTAAGCCACTACAAGCCCGGTTTCATCATGCTGTATGGTGATGTACTTTTCACCCCTCTCTATGGTGGTAAAATCGCACATACTACATAACTTACCCAATACCTTGCCCAGTTGTTTCATCAGTGGGGCTTCGGGGCTGATAACTAAAACTAAATCCGCTTTCATAATCATCTATATTGTGGTAGCCCGAAAGCTACCGGTTAAATTTAGAACTTCTCGATTTTGAGATTATCATTAATAATAAATCTACGACCGCACTCACAAATAACATGAGTATCTGTGACTCTCTTTATCACCCTTACTACATCTTCATGTACTATACAAGGTGTGCCATCTGCATAGTGGCCGTTAGCTAAATCACCTGAAACTCTATACCTCAAACCAATTTCTATTTCTTTTGTATTCATAATCTTCTATATTGCGCAGGGCAAAAGCCCTGCCGGTTAAATCTACTTGTTTGAATCTCTTAAATCAAGTTCTACAACCTTGTGGTATACATGAATATCATACAAGCCATTTGTACAGCCCTCAAGCAAATTGAAGATGCTGAAAAGGTTCAAGACCAAGCAAGAAACGTCAGAGACTATGACAGAGCAAAGAATGAATCAGCAAACGCAACGATAGATGCTATGCACGCTCTCAAAGAAGCGGTAAGATTGACATCTGTGATAGGCTTCTCTTACTTGCTTCATCGCATCTTTAATCTCTTTTCTGTAATCGCTTGTCAAAGTCTTCATATCGTATATCTTTTAATTGTTATTACTTCGTTTCTGACGATTCAAAGACAAAGAGAACTTTATTAAAAACAACACTTTTGATATAGTTTTCTTTATCAATTAAGAATATTTAATAAATCAAACTTTATCAATATTAGGTTATATGATAAAGTTTGCATTACTTTGCGGAGTAATTGAAATAAAGTTTAGTGTATGGATTTGAGAATAAAAGAAATAATGAGCGAGCGAAACGTCACTTCTGCTTGGCTTGCAGAAAAAGTGGGTATTTCAAAGGTTGCAGTTAGCAATATTGTGACCGGGAAATCGTCACCATCTCTTGATAATATCATAAAGATTGCGGATGCTTTGAATGTATCTATAGTAGAATTGATAGGAGAAGAAAAGAACGATAACACTATCACTTGTCCTCACTGCGGAAAGAAAATTAAAATAGAGAAAGGAGAATAATTATGATACAAACAGTAAACAATGCAATATTTTATCACATATGTATATATGAGGATTACAGACTGCGAGTTAATCAATCATACAATACAAAAGGCATTAATAGAACATACTCTAAAACAGGAAATAGAATCAAAGTTTGAAGAGTGCAGATTACAAAACTACTCCAATTTGCCAAGTAGAAAGAATTGTTTTTATGTATGTTTGGAGAAGGATGTTGAAATATGGCTGAAAGAATTAATTAGACACCATAGGTATGGCTATCAAATATTTAAACTTTCATGTTCAGGTTTTATATTTTGGGCAGATTCATATCTTTTCAGCGATGAAGATATTAGAAATCCACAAAAATATTGGAATGGTTGTTCTCCTTCCGATTATAACTGTCTTGTAGAAGGATTATTCATTGGAGATTATGATGTAATTGAAGATTGTACACATAACTTTAGAAGCCCTATGTGATAGAGAAAAGCCGGAGCACTAAGCCCCGGCTCATTAATTGATTAGCCCTTTGAATTTTAACCGATTTACGATTTCGGTGTAAAGATACTTTATATCTCCACTGAAATCCCCATAGTTCTGATACAAAAACACGACATCAGCACAATTGTCGGAAATTGTACTCTTGGACTGAATCCCCAATACTCTTGACATTCCTTCACGTAACCCAGCTGTCATTTTTCCACCAGCAAGCGAGCTTGGAGAAAACAGATACAGGATAATGAAGATGAACTTCTTCCGCTGGGTAACACTGTCAATATTCGGTGGACATCCTCTCTCATTCAGCAACTCAATGAATATTTTGTAGATTTCATGGATAAGGCTCTTGTCTTTCAGGACCGGGGCGGTCAAGGCATTTTCTTCCTCTGAAAGTTCTGATTTCTCGATACGAATCTTTTTAAGACGAATTATTTTGTTAAAATCCAACTCCATAACACGATTATTTTAAAAGTAAATAGTATATTTGCATCATAATCGTGTGAGGGAGGATTGAGTGGTCGTGCGCTTGGTTCTCCTTTTTTTATTTTACAGAGTTATTCTTTTCCTGAATAATCCGATTTTGCTCGTTCACCTCCCTACCCCACATCATAGCGGAATAGATGGCTTTTGCATACAAAAAGAGTTCCTCACGACTGGTAAGGAACTCAACTCGAAGGGCTGCACATTTCGCATCAGTCCAAATTTCTTCGTTTCTTTTCATTGCCCATTTGTTAATTTTATAAATCCATTACGTTAATGGTTAACATACATATCCGTTTGCTAAACCATGTTATAAGATGGCTGAACAAAGGCTCATAATTTGCATAACTCCCACAAATCCGTACCTTTGCAATGTGTTTTTCATAGTATTAGATTAAGGTTAAACAAAGATTGGCTGTCTGGGATAGATAGCCTTTTTTGTATCTATCAGTCACCTTTGTTCTCATCCCTATACTTATGTTTCCAATAGCTATTTAAACAGTTATATACAGTAACGCAGATTATCAAAACTGTTACAACAAACCAATACCAATCAAATTCCATATCCTACTTTATTACATTCCACTCACTTTCCATAATCACATAGTCACACTTGTTGCATCGATGCAGATAAGTCGGGAACGGAGCCGTCGTATAATCTTCGACAGCTATTTCTATACTGCCACATTCCGGACACTCAATTTTTACCTCTTTAATACCGGAATAGTCCCAGAAAGACAGTTTCCCTTTCACGTTCTCAATAGGTTTGGAGTAAAGGATAGGATTAGCCAGTACCCAGTTATAAACCCCTTTCTCTGCCCAGATGGAAGAGTGATTCACAACGCAATCCACAATTTCGACACTTCCAATGATAGCAGAATTTACATAATCTTTTCCGCAAATAATCTCTTTCTGAATCCCATCTGACAAGCTATTCCATTGCTCCTTGGTGAAAACGTTATTAGGATTTATCATTTTAACGGGAATGGAACTTGCATGTATAAGGACCCGCCCCCGGTAGTTTGTCTTCCAAGTACGGTTTTCTATATTTTTTACCCCCTGGGCAATAAGCCTTGCCCAAGGCTGCTTTACTGTTATAACTTTGTGTATCATAAATCTTTTTTATTATTTTTATTTCCTAAATAAACATCAAACAGCCGGGCTGATGCAAGGACGGCAACCAATATCACCGTTCCAATCCAATGCCAAAAATCAGAGAATATAAATTTCAGTATTTCAAGCATATCATTCCCCTTTCTTCTCTTGCTCAATTAACTCGATAAGGTAACTACTTCTTAACTTCCAATACTCCGTTTCAGACTTCATTTTTCTGTATTCAAAAAACAGATAGATTGCGTTTGTCAGAATGACAACAATCAATATCAACACTAAAAATCTTCTTGCTTTCATTGCATTTCTCCTTTCTCTCCAATAATTTGTAATCTCAAAAAATTGCATCGCGCCCACTTGATAATTTCCTCTTGAATCGCATCATCATCGAGGTTGTCAAGAATATCCCGGAAGGAATATGAAGCACCGCACGCCTCTTGGAAATGGGCTACAATGCTTTCCTTCAATTTTTCGGTCTGAACCGTTACATCTTCGCTAATAATCGCCTGGAGCTTCTCAAAGTCATCTTCTCCGTTGGCCTCTTTCAATATCCAAGCAATCTCTTCATCTTTAGTTATGTTCTTGGGCATTAGCTTGGCATCTTCTTTTAGCTCCGCAACGATTTTATCAACTTCCGGATTGGGTGCCTCATAAATCTGTTTGAGCCATGCGGCTTTCTCCTTAATCCGTTCCAGCACATCCTTGTTTGCTTCGAATATCTCATCGAAAGAGGGGATGGGCATCCAATGAGTAACATATCCAGTCTTGATGTAGGGATATATCCATTTATTCACTTCTCGCATTGCCATTTCATCAATACTACCATCAACATATTTCACTTGACACATGCCTTTTGCTTGTTTGTTAGGTATTGCATCCTCTACGCTTATCCACGGTGATTGCTTTGCCTGCCATTCAGCACCAGCCTTGAAACCTCTCGTCAGCCCATTGTCATAATCGACCACATTTTTTACCTTAAAAGGCAATTTATCTAAAATATTGGATTCATAATTTGCAAAGTTCATTGCCGCTTCTTCTACTGTCTGTTTCATATTTTCTGTTTTATTATTAATCAATTATTTCAAATGTAACTTTCACCTTTTTACAGCGAAAACCTTTCTTATACATCTGTTCCCATGTCAAATTAGTTCCGTCCAGCCAGTACCTGACGCAATCTCTTCGGTAATATTTTTGAGTATTCATCACAAGTGTACCATTTGGGTAGGTTATCATGTACATTATATCTTCACGCATATCGACTCCTTTTTTGATTTTTATTAATATCGTATTTCTTTTAAAACCCACATGACTAATTCATTCTCCTGTGGGTTAGTATAGAAATGTTGTTTTTCAAAAACAAAGCGGCAACATGCATTGATACAGGGAATAATGTATATATCGGTATCTATTTTTACTGGTGAAGGAAGTCTTTTTATTGCTTCGTCAAAATCTTGTTGTTTCATTTTTTTTCAATAATTATTTTTCGATAAATAATACCTTTTCCATTGCATTTTGGACAAACGTCTTTCAAATTTGAATCCGACATGCCTAAGATTAGTGAAACCCCTGCGGTAAAGGCACATTCTGTTGTATCGAAAATACGTCTTTTACCTTTGCAACGGGGGCATAATACCTCTTGCTTTAGTGTCATTTCTTATGTTTTAATCGCTTAATAGCATCCTTTTTAGAGTATGCCATAATCCTAGTTTCTTTTATGGTAAATTCTCGAAGCTCTTTAACTGAAGTCTTAACTTTATAGTCAGGATTAAAAGTCATTCCTTCTTTACGGTTTACAGAGTACGGATCGTATCTTTGTGCTACGGCACACATTGCTGCTGTCGCTAGTAGCATTTGTTTCATTCTACTCATATCTATCTTGTTATTAGTTAAACTCTATCTTCTGCTGCAGCACTTCATCTGCATAATATTTGTCGAAACTTTTATCGCTTATCCACCAATTAAACCCCAATTCGGCATCGGTAAAGTTACGATTGAGATATCCCGCATCAATCAGTTTTTGAATTGTTTGTATCCACTTTCGCTTCACATGAGGAAAACGCTGGCAGTCTTTTAGCTTCTGTTTGTAGTTAGACATCGGGCAAAGAATACATCCAATACGCTTATAGCCTTCATCGTATAATTTGCAGTGCGGTATATTATTCAAGTTAAGAAACTGCCATACGTCCCTATCAGTCCAGTAAAGAACAGGAGAAATAAGTATTTTATCCTTGCCACCGACACACGTAACCATCTTTTCTTTATGCTCGGAAAATTGGTCGAAGTTCCCGCTGAATTTATGGCCGCTAATCTCAATTTCTTCACGTTTAGAGCGCCGCACACTTTCAGCTTTACGAATACCAATCAAGGTGACTTTACCTGCACCGGACATTTCTTTAAATTCAGCACAACACCAGCGCATCGTTCGTGTAGGAATAATATGCTTTTTTAGAGCCATGTCATAAATAGACATTTTAGGCTTTATCAGTTCCACATCCGGGTAGTTCCGTTTTACGAAGCGAATAACGTTCGGAGGGTCGATGCTTGTAAGGTTCATGTGAGCCTTGAATTTCACTCCTGCCATTACCGCAAGATGGTAGAGGACTTGACTATCCTTGCCGCCGGAGAAAGCTAAATAAAAGCCGTTATCCGAGTCGTAGTCAAGTGCCATCTGTTCACATTTGCGAAGCAAGGAGATGGAGTAATCTATCTTAGATTGCAGATTCATTTTATTCCTTTCTTACTTGTTTTACTTTAATTCAGTTTTAATAAACTTTCTCATCTGCTCGCTGAAAGAACCACTCCTTTTTTGTGCAACTTTACAGTCATCAATTGAAAGATTTGCTTCCTTAATTATTCCTGCTGCGATTGCTGGCATATCTCTGACTACTACAATATGTTGAACGGCAAACCAAACACCATCAATAAATTCATTATTCATTTCTATTCTTGTTATTCGTTATCTAATCCTATGCAAAATTCCTCTCTCGTCTCGTTCCCATAATTGGTATGTAGGGCATTGAGCGCATTCGTGATTTTGTCCGCTTCATCTGCATATACTTCACAATCCCACCTAATTGTAGTTTTAGATGGTAACTTTATTACAGCAAGAAGTGTATCTAAATTGTCAACTGCTTCTTGAATCTTATCTAAGCATTCCTTTCGTGTCATAATATTCATTACTGATTAGTTTAGAGGGTTATTCCTTCGGTGAATATCTGGAAGGATGCCATTGGCAGGTAGTGTCACTTTCCTTCTGACCAAATACATTGCAACAGGTATTACTTTTTATGCAATCAGAACACCTCTTACCATCAGGCAGTAGCATATCATATTGTGCCGGGAAATCTTCCGCAGCCGAATCATACATAGTTGCTACCCGTTCCGGATCTTTGTTGGGAACAAGAATTTTAGTGATCTTGTCATTTAGCCAAAACTTACGGTTTGTCTCCAAGTGTACAATATCCGAATCACAACCAAGTGAATCGCATTTTGGACACTGAGCATTTAGTTCATCGTGAGCATCGACGGGCTTTCTATAAGCCAAATAATACATATCACATACCGGACATTTACAGACAACAGGTTTACCAAATTCTTTAATAAATGCTTCTTTTGATGCTATAACAGTAGATACTCTCTTGCCTATCTTGGTGAATAGCACCTTTGCTTGTTTGTCGGGAGTGAATCCCCAAATGGTTCTGCCAATATATTCAAGTTGCGATTGAGTCATACAGTTGTCGGCATGAGTCATTTTTGCCTGTACTGAATCTTCATACAATTTTTGGGCTTGTTTTAATATCATAATTTTGTTCCTTTCTTACTTGTTTTGAGGGTTATTTCTCCTTATCCATTTTTATATCTATTACTTCGCCGATACGTATAAACTCGACATTTGCCATCTCTGACGTTGAGTCTAAGTTAATCCAACAAATGCAAGCGTTATCAAATTCATTGCACAGTTCACTTAATGAACATCTAAGACAATCGTCACGATTTGATACTTTCAATTCATGCAGCACTCCGTCTATTATTATTCCATTCTGTATTTTCATATCTAATCTCCTAATTTTTCTTCAAACTCGGCAATAATACAGTCTGCATCACCACCATGCATCCAATTTTCCAACACAGAGGAAAGGACTTCAATAGCTTTATTCTTTTTCCATTCGGCACCAGCTATGAAAGCTTCTCCAAAACTTGCATACTCATTGCGAGATACATGTTTTTCTATGTATTCTTGTTTAGCTTTTTCCAATGTCTGTTTCATAATCAATGACTTTTAATTTTCTTGTATTTACCACACTTTTTGCAGAAGTAGTGATAGACAGTGTACCAACTGCTATCGCCCCAATCATCAACAACTTCTACTTTCCTTTCAAATAAGAATTCCCACTCATGGCAGCAGAACCATTTCTTTATTATAGCATCAATTAGACGTTTCATACGCATTCCGATTAAAAGGGCATACCCGAATAAAGATAAAGTGTCGAATTTTAAATTATTGCAACTCATTATATGCACTGTGGTCACATCGATTTGTTTGCTATTTCTATGGTAATGAACCCACTTGTCAAATAAATGTTTGACATTTCCATTCTGTAAGTTGCAGCACTGCGTCTTCTTTTTGATACAGTGCTCTTCTTTAGTCTTTTACCTTTTCCCATATTTTATTCTTGTTATGAGCAAAAAACACTGGTTTCCGCTCGTGTTAATACTTCATGTGCAGAAATGGCTTCTTTTTGCACACGTTAATCTCAATTCATTTCTCTTTTTTCTATTCCGCTCGCTCTGTACCTCTGTCATACACATCTTGCACCATGACGCTTTCAGATGGTATTCCTTACCGTTACGACGGGCTGTCCTATCGAAAAACCGAGATAACGGAAGTGCTCTTCCACAACGGGTGCACAGTTTACGCTCCACCCCGTCAACGACCACCCGGTTACGGGGTTTCCTCCTTACGATTTCACATGGCCCGCATTCGGACGCGCCGTACCTCCTGCAATAGGCAAGTGAGTGCTTGCCGCACTTGGCGAAGGAGGTGCAATCCGAGCGGGGAACTGTCTGGTGAATGTTCATACTATTTGCCTTTTTCTATAGATTCTATTGCCAGGAATATCTCATACATTACTTGTGGGACAATAGCATTGCCGTATGCCTTTATCGATTCCTGCCGCCACTTTGAAAAGGCAATACCGTCCAATCCGGTGAAAATCCCATCATCTCGGCTACAAACAGGGGATTGAGTTGGGAAGTTTTTCCACCGTTCTGCGAATGATGCTCTCCTAACATTACCGGAAGGTTGCACAGAGCATCCGTCCTCATTTCCCCGTTTTTTCTTTTCAATGCTTGTGGGGAAACGGAGGGTTGATAATCCCTCGCTGCTGGAGTAGGGAGCATTCCGCAAGCTGCCAAATCGTTCAATTCCATTGTCCATCCTTGCTCTATTTTCCGCTTCGTCCGTCCGTCTTCCGGTTTCGAGCCGCTTCTGAAGCTTCTTGCCGTCGGTGTGGGTAACATATTTATCGGATAAGGCTCCGTCTGTCCTTTCTTGTTGCACCGCTTCATTCCCTGCGTCTGCACGGCGGGCAATAAAGAAGACGCGGTCTCTTCTGTGCGGTGCTCCGACGGCACAAGCCGGAATAACAACCGGTTGGACGGAATATCCTTCACGTTCAAGGTCGTTACACACTGTTTCGACGACATATTCCTGCCGATGCAATGTTCTTTTTCTGTTATCTTCTCCGAATAGAGTTTCTTCGCTTCCCAACGGAGTTTCACTGCCTGGCTGTACCATCGTGAGGATTCCAGCAACGTTTTCACCAACAACCCAATCGGGCTGAATCTCCTGTATCGCTCGTAGCATTTCCGGCCAGAGATAGCGGTCATCTTCCGCTCCCTTTCGTTGTCCGGCACAAGAAAAAGGCTGGCAGGGGAAACCTCCGGTGAGGACATTGGTTTTTCCTCTCCATTCTCTGAAATCTGTTTTCGTGATGTCTTCATAACTTTTGCTGTTTGGAAACCAATAATCAAGTATTTTTCTCCCGAACGGGTTTATCTCGCAATGGAACACGTTTTTCCAGCCCATCATTTCAGCAGCTATTTCTGGACCGCCAATACCGCTAAACAGAGAGCCATGTGTTAGTTTACTATTCATCCTTCCGCTTCTTGTCGTTCATCCTTCTGTTCCTGCTCTCCTTGGCAAGTTCGTCAATCATGCGCTGAAACATCTTTTCCACCAACGGGTGGCTCAGGCGCAGTGCGTTGTCACGCTGCCACTCCAATAATTCAATTTTCTTTTCAAGTTCTATGTCCATAAAATTATTTCTTCTTGAATTTGTCACATATCCTCCCGTACCGGTCACACGCGCACACCCTATGGCCCTTGACCTTGCATAGGCAAGAGTTCTCTATGAAATCCATGGAGTATGAGCATTGGCGGCAGCGGACGGGTGCAGGTGGTATATCTTTTTTCTTTGCCATTATCTTCGGCTTTCACCTTCAATTTTAATTACATTGAACATCTCTTTCACCCGGTCGGCAATATAATCCCCATACCGTTGGGAAAACTCCTTGTCCGGGTCCAGATTGGTAGTCATGTGGGTGTAGAAACAATATCTCTGCTCATAGCGCAGTTGCAAGACGGTCTGAATGGCATTGATGCCCGTACCAAAGTGTTTGGCATCCATAGGTTCCCGTCCCACCTCGTCAATGGCAAGATTGTGCATACATGATCTGTCTGTGTATTGGTTTAACCCGACAATTCCTTTCTCGGCAAACAGCAAGGCAATCTCGGCAGCACTGGTGAACTGAAAGGTCAATCCAGCATCCGCGCCGCCAATACAATAGCGGGCGATTTTTGCCGCATAGTTCTGTAGCCCTTTCAGCAAAGTGGACTTGCCAACTCCGATAGAGCCATGTAATAATAATCCCTTGCTTACATCCAATACTCCGGGAATCCCCCAAACCCATTGATAAAGGGCTTTCAATAATTGGCGATTACTATCATCAACCATAAAGACTGGCGAGATTGTTTTCATAGATGCAACGAGTTGATTACGCCAATATATGTCAGCCTGTACCCTGCTCCATTGCTTCTGATTAGCCTTATTTACCGAAGATGATTGATTGGATGCCGGCGGAGCTTTCGTCCGGCTTTGCATCTGTTTTCCGATTGCTTCCATTGTATTTTAAATTTAGCCATTCTTGATAATCTCTCTCCGTTCCAGTAAACACCACACCTGTCCAACCAGATTCTATCGCTCTCTCAACCTGCCTGATAGCAAATTCTTCTTCAAATTTGGAAAGTTTATCAAGTGAAAGTTGCAAAGCGTAATTAAGTTTCTTTTTCCATTTCGGTGTCTGACGAAGCGTTTCCCAAGCGGACATGAATGCTATTGAAGAAAACGGATAGACCAGAGGTTTTTCATCCTTTATCTCCTTTCGGGATTTTTTCTTTGGAAGTGGGGAGCTCTCGTGCGTATGCGCGAGACTATCCTCTTGTTTTATGTTTATATTATCTATAATATGTGGAATTTGACTTTCATCCGCAAAATTTACGGATGATATTGCGAATGATGTTATTTTATCATTCGCAAATTTTGCGGATGATGTTGAAGATGATATTGAGGAGGTGTCTATATTACTACTAACGTTTTCACCCGCAATATCATCCGAAGTTTCATCCGCATTTTTTGAGGATGATATTGCGGGAGATATTGAGGACGATATAACATCATCATCTATGCTTTTGACAAATGAATAATAGCATCCTATACGTCTATCCTTGCTGGTTTTATAGTATATGAGCTGAGCGCCAGCAAGACTTTCCCTTGATTTACGCAAAGTATTATCAGATATATCCAAATTAGCACAAAGCAGGCTACTACGGATGAAAAACACTTCTTTCCACTTCATATCATTACAGATAGCAACAAGTTCGTGATAAAGAGCCTGAGAAGCTGTAGAAAGATAAGTGTCACCCCGAACCTTACGGAGTTTGGAAATCAATTGATAGCTGTTCATAAATGAAAATATCTGTTTGCCGCACATTCATCAAAAGACTTCACACGCTCAATAAGATGTTTCTGTCTTTGTCTGAAGGCTAAATTATTATCATACTTATTATGACATTCCCTGCATAATCCAACGACATTTAAGGGATTGGTATAGTGTTCCGGGTACATACTCTTAGGAACAAGATGTGCAGCGTCCGACATCGGTCTACCACAAATTGCACAACATGGAGGTAAGTTCTTCTTTATTGCAGCAACCTCTCTATTCAACTGTGCTTGTTTCCTGCTTATCTGTCTCATGGTCAAATAAATTAGTATTACGGTGTTTTTGAATCAATCTTTCAACACGGTCTATTTCACTATCAATAAATTTTTCTTGTTTTTTTGCTGGTACGTAAAGTACCAGAGGAACGAATACAAAAATATTTCTTTTGCAAACGACGAAGTTTTACGACCTCATCATAAAATTGTTTTGCATTCATACAATGACAAGTTGTTGATTTAGAATTAAAAGCCTCGAAGCGCATTCTACGGGATATTACATATAATTCTCATGCAGTTCAGTAGCACTGCTCACTTGATAGCATCGGGGACACTATCCGCATACGCATTACAGAAATAACCATTTGCAACCGAACACTTTCATGTCCCCTTTCCAACACAAGTTTGTGGGAACAGGTGGATTCGAACCACCGACTACCGTTTGTGGTGCTCTCCCGTTAAGCTAAGAGTATATCTTGAGAGACTCGAACTCTCAACCTTCCACCACACACGGCGCTCTATCCGCTGAGCTACATTCCCTCATTTACCCGCCATATCTTCACAGACCGGGCAGGCAGGTTAACAAAGTTATCTTTCATGAACCTTCGCATGGCACTCTTCACAAAGAGTTACCAAACAACCCAAATGTTCCAATTCATGTCCGACAATAGACATACCGCCTATCTGGTAGGTTTTATGATGAATCTCCAGATTATAGGTCTTGCCACACATCCGGCAACAGTGTCCGTCACGAACACGAACCTTACGTTTTACTTCTTCCCAATAGGGGTTATTCTTCAAACTCGTCTGATACTTCGACGGCCTTCCTTTCTTGTACTTCAGTCTCGTCATAGTTCTCCTCTTTTCTCCATGGACTTTCTTCAATCGAAACTCTGTGCCACTCATGGCGTTGTATAGGAATTATCTCACCGTTATTTTCATCAAGGAAATCCTCAATCCAATGTTCTAACCATACATCCTGACCTTCCTCTTCCCAAACCTCTACAACTTCCTCGCCTTTACCAAATTTGCGAAGATTCTTACGGGTATCCTTAACCTCAATATCCGGTAATTCATACCCAAGGGATTTAAATGCTTCCTGGTTCATTTCACCCGAATTGAACAGGTCATTATATTCATGCTTAGGAATCTCTTGCACCAAAGCCAAACGAAAAGCTTCATTCACCCATGAATAATACAAATAATACCCCATTACTGGAATGCGGAAGGTATCAATCATCTTCAAAGGATAATCCTTGAGACCTTTTTTAGCCAAATTAACCAAGTCTTTGAATTGGGTGTTTAAAGCCGAAATCTTTGCTTCAAAATCTTTCTTCTCTGCATTGAATTTTGCCTTCAGACTTTCAAACTGGCTTTCAAGTTCCGGTATTTGTTCCTCGGCTATTTCACCATAATTGGCACGAATAATGGATATTTCATACTCATCCATCACCCGGTTAGCAATTACATCCTTTTCTTGGATGGTTACAAAATGTTCCGAAAGTTTTTTCTTCACATCATCCATGCAAATGCAATCAGGAAAAATCACTTCGGGGAATTTTACTGTTGTCGGTAATTTGAATATTATTTCATCCGGCAAATAATCTTTTAAATCTGTCATTTCTTATTGTTTATTCGTTTAATCATTTTCTTGCAACGCCTGCATAAATCTTGAGCGGGGGAAGTCTTAGGCGCATACTTCTCTATTCTTTCAGAACATTGCCTAAGAAGACGCTCTATCGTTTGAATATCGGTTTTGCACAGTTCCATTCATTCAAAATCATCAATGGCCACCGGATGAAGCAGTTTATGGCTCCATTCAGGAAGCTGCATGTCGATAATACCACGGGCACCTTCTTCTGCCTTGGCATCATAGCCGGGAAACCATTTCTTTTCAAAGCAATCTTTAACAATCGAAAGAGCGTAGTGATACTTATATTTCCCATTTGCCAAATCATCGGGAGACCAGAAGAGAACGGCTACATCATAAGGCTCTACCGTCTGCAACATAATCATTATAGTTACATTGAATTTTCGCCCGGTAATACTGCTCATTACTTCCTGATACATACCTTCTGAGAGCTCGTACTTGAGTTTGGCACAATCGTAGTAGAACTTACCAAGGTCATCGGCACGTGTGGTCTTAAAAGAGATTACGGCATTCACACCGATATTCTCTTCTATATTGAAATAATCCGGTCGAACCCTTACATCAAGTTGGGTTTCCTTGTCTCGTCCATAAAAAGAAACTTCCGAACAAGCACCTTTTAAAAGCTGCTGTATGATACCACCACCATACCAGTAGTAGTTCCTTTTCAGAGCATTAATAATCATGCTCATTTCTTCGCTGATGAAAGAATACCCCAAATCAATGCAGGTTTGTCTCAATCTATCCCGGTATTCTTTTAAAACATTGAAATTCCAATTAACGGAAGGAATATCATCTTCAACCTCTTTCACATAGCCTGCTTCTTTCGCTAATAGTTCATTATAATACCGAATCATAGCTAACACCCCTTCTTTGGACGCCTGATTACAATTAGGCTCTACTTTTACAAGTTCAAATAGACGTGGTTCCAGAAATGCCATGTGGGCAAAGGTTCCTAATTGAAAGTGAGGCTTCTCTTTCTCCTCAAAAACCCGTTCCCAATCATAATAGAAAGAGCGCGGTGTTTTAAGAGCATTTTTCAAATTAGAGGAAGAAATATACTTACTTTGAAGATACATTTCCATAGGGTCACGTTTTACACTTCCATTAACACTCAATTCCATCAGGTCAATATTGACAGGAGGCTCATTACAGTTCAAGGCGATAAAATCCAAAACAGTTTCTTTGGTAGGATAATCTTCCGGATTATAGGCAGAGGGGTTAAGTTCTTCCCCCTCTGAAAAATCATCAATATTAAAATCCTCCATCATCCGGCAACAGGTAGGTTAAGACGAAGAGGTCTTACAGACCAATTGTCAGACTGAAAATTATTGGTCTTATTCTTTTTCTTACCCATGTAGGTAATTTTAAGAGGCATACCACTTTTGAGAGAACCGTTTTCTAAATATTGTTCCAGAATACCAACCAACCTACGGGAACCGTTTGTCACTGTCTGAACAGTACCGTTTACTGTCTTTTCAAGAAATGTGGCACAATCCAAATCAATCAGTTCGTCCGGATTAGTTGCACTCAAGACCTTTTGTGGTTTGATTTCCACAAAAAACATTTTCTTGAACTCACCAGCATGTTCAGGCGTCCAGTAGTTGCCACACAAATCTATTGGCAACTCCTGCGCATCTTCCAAAGAAGGAAGTTCATTCTTACTTAAATCCGCTGTTTGGATTTCAAATGCAGAATCTCTTAATACTAAATCTTTCTCATTACTCATAATCGTAAAATTTAAAGGGTTAATTATTCTCTTTCTGTAGAATAGCATCTACATCACTTTTTCGATACAATCTCTTACCTCCTATTTCCAACCTGCACAAATATCCAATTTTATGCCATCTCCATAAGGTTGACTTATCGGTATGTAGAATCTGACTTGCCTCTTTAATGGTCAAGTAGTCCTCTTCCGGTCTGATGAAAGAGTCCCTGATACCTCTCACTGTCTTTTTTACAAGATGTTCTGCGAACTCTTTCAAATCAGTGGACTTTATAGTCAAAGTAACATTGGCACCACTATTTAAAATATCCTCCATGTTCATTCTCTTACCCTTTCTATATGTTCAATTCTAAATCTTCGTAACCTCCTCATATCACCTTGTTCGTGGCAAAGCGACAGAGAAAATATACACAGTAAGCAACATGCGACGGACACACGGACTATAGGCGAAAAATCCATTGTGAGCCTCACACCGGCTATCCGTTCATAAAGCATGGTTGCCAATTCCCGACCATTCCTCACCTGCAAAACATCAAATGCCTTCTGTAATTGGTTGTTTACCGTTGAAACAGCCCTGCATTTAAGATTTGCAATTTCTTTCTTCTCATACCCTTGTGCGTACATTCGTGCTGTAATCTCGCATTCGGGTGTGAGCTCTGTAAATACTCTATCCATAATCGTGTGAGTTGATAATTAGTAGTTCCTTACTACATAGAACTTCCCTTTAGGAGCTCCTTCTTGCTGAATAGAATAAAGTACATCTTCCGGTTCTACAAGCCGATTGGCTCTCGCCAAACGATTCAAATCTTGAACCATACGGGACACTTTCACATAAAGAGATAAAGAAAAAGGTAGCTTATCGTTTTTCTTTATCAACTTCTCTTTGACTTTTTTTCTTTCTTCTGATTCTTTTGCCATAAGATTTAATTTTAAATTAATGATTCGTGGACAAGCCCGGACTCGAACCGGGATGAGATGTCTGCTTTCATGATGCGTCCAACATTACTTGCATACAGATTTTCACTGAACTCGCTCTGGTATTGAGTGCGTCTACCAATTCCGCCACTTATCCGAAATAAGAAAGGTGCACTATCTTCACAGACGGTACACCTAGTACAAACACAAAATAAAACACGACAAAACAGTCCATACTAACACTTTTTACGCAACTCCATACCGGTTATCACTGCGAGTATAACAGACAAAATAAACATTGTGGATGTCAATACAATCCCCGTCATGTACAGAGGACCATCCTTTATTATGGAATTGCATAACATCATTGTCATACACAGCAATACAAGCAATGAAAAAGAGAACATAATTATCTTCATAGCATTGTCATTGCAATCAGTTCATCACTGTAGAATTCTACAAAATCATGCTTCCCGAACTCTACCGTTATTCTATCTCCATTGATGGCGCAAATCGCCCCAATCCTGCTTTCCCATCCGGGATGCTTGCACTTAACCGGCATACCTATATATGGCATACGTGATTTATACATACTTTTTCCCATAATCGTGTGATTTTAAATTTTACCGCCCGTACAAGGATGAGGTAAAACGGTGCGCACTTCGCTTTGCCCGTGGCTTTTAGTACGGTAGTAGCACTGACCTTTGCTGCGGTTGTGTACCCTACCCGATTCTTGCTATCGGATGCCAGTCTTTAGCTGTCAATAGGGCTATATTGTCGATGTGCGTGTCGGTCGCCTAATCCGTCATTACTTACACCTCAAAGACTATGGTTACACATCTATTAATTGTTAAACATTGCACAACTCGCAAGCCCCAACTTGCTTATGTGCGTTCGTTATCTTTGGTTGGCAAAAACGGCTTATGAATTACACCGTAATTGCTTTCACAGACTTGCCAAAGAACCAATCAATAGTGCCCTACCCGATTCTCGCTATCGGTTGCCGTTCAATCCGTCAATAGGGCTGTCGTGCGTGATACAATCGTGTGATTAATCATCGTAAAAGAACTTCTCGCCCGGCTTTCTGAAAAGCCTATAACTTGCATACAAGCAGCCTAATACTATCAATGCCTCTATCATAATGCCATTCTATCAAGTTGAAACTCTATGTAATCAATCTCTTCTTGGATAACCTCTAAGGCTTCTTCTTTGGTATCGGTATTACAGAAAGCACAAGCCTCTGTGTCAGACATCTTATCAACTCTATCAAGGTCTATACAAGCCCTATCCAAAGCCTTCTCAAGCCCGTAGGCTTCTACACTGTCACATACTCTATAGTTTCTCATATCAGGCAATTTTTAAAAGGTTAGCTTTCTTAAAGCATCTGAACTCTTGGCGTTCAGTATCATAGTAAGTTTGAACGGTGTCGTTCTTCTTTCTGTTGTCAGTACCAGCAATGGCCGGCATCAGCTTTTCATTTAGTGTACCGTAGGCTTCTCTCACAGAACCGTCCACCTTTTGAAAGTAGAATTTCACAATCTTGCTTTTCATCTGCAATTTCAATTTCATGTTAGCCCAAGCAACTTTCAGTGCTTCACTCATTGAAAAACCGTTTCTCTTCACGAAAGACCATGCCAAACTCATGACCTCTTTCATTTGATTTTTAAAATTCGTGCTCATAGCCGTGTGATTTAATATGTTTATACTATTTTATCCTATCAATCTATTTTTTATCTTTGTTGCGTCAATGAATGATTGATGATGCAAATATACTATCTAAAAAGATACCATCAAAACAAGTAGTATCTTTTTGGATAGCAACAAACATTATTTAACTATTAGAGCGGTTTATACCTTATTATAATATGAAGAAAGAAAATTGGGCTTTAGTATTGAGTGGAATTGCGATAGCGATAAGCATTATTGCATTATGTATTTCTTGCCCTCACAAGGCAGAGTTAGGATTTGACTATCAAGGCGTATTGGTTGGTGTTCTATCATTACTTGTTACAATTTTGATAGGATGGAATATATATACGATAATTGACATAAAAAACACAAGAGATAAGATTGATGAAATATCAACTGGAGCATCATTCATGGTACAAAAAAACATGGCTGTTTCTGAAAACACCAACTGGATGATATATCATTATTTATTATTAGGAAAAGACCCATTGGGATTAGAATACAGATTTTTATATCATGGAGTTGCATGCTTATTCCATACATCACAATTCTCTGATATAACGACTTGCAATGTGGTAGTAAAAGGATTACTTGAATGTATAGCAAATCCTAAATCTATAACTATAACAAAAAAAGGAAAGAATGACATTCTCAAGCTTTTATCTGGCGTGAAACACACCGACAAAATAGAAGGATTCCTTGAATTATTAAATAGGATCGCTTTAGTGAACGTGAAGTAACGAAGTGGTAATCCGTCATTGATGATTGTATTTGAGAATACAACTCCTTACCTTCATCGCTGTCTAAGAATTCTGTAGAAAAACCTTCGGGAATATTCTTTTCCATAATAATAAGTAAAGCGACCAACTCCAAAGTTGCGGTTTGAAGTGAAGTCGTCTATATAATCCCTTGCGGGAACAGTTAAACAATTTAGTTGGTATCATCCGCAACTTGATTCCAGCACAAATATAAGTATCTTTTATGATACCATCAAGAACTATGGAAACTATTAAAGATAGATTTTATGCGGTAATGGAAAAGCTTGGCTTAAATGACTATAAAGTGTATACTACCATTCCAAGCATCACAAAAAATATGATGTCAAAACTTAGAACTGGGGAAACAGGAGAAGTTTCTACTAAAATAATAGCTCCATTTTGTTCGTATTATGAGAATGCGAATCCAGAATACATTCTCACCGGAAGAGGAACACCACTAAAGGAAGAAAACGCCTTGAGCGAAACAATCAATATTCCTGCTTCAAACGGGATAGCTGTAACTTCCGAAAAGGAGTATAAAGAAGCTATGGAGAAAGGATTTCATCTTCTTCCAGAAGTAACTTTCAAGTTTGCCGCCGGTCAGGCAGAATTGATAAGCAAAACAGAAGATATTACCCGTTATTGGTATCTTCCCGATTGTAAAGATTGCGAAGGAGTTGCCCAAATTGTAGGAAATTCAATGACGCCTGCGCTTCCTGCCGGATGCTGGGTTGCACTCAAAAAATACACTCTTCCTCGTAATAATCCAAATGCAATTCCATTTGGGAATATTTTCGGAGTAGTTGTTGAAGATGAAATTACCGGAGATTATCACGGTCACATTAAAGTTATTCGCAGATATAAAGACCAAGAAGTATCTCGAAAATACTGGATAGCTCATTCAATAAATGAAAAAGAGTTTGATGACTTCGATATAGAAATTGCTCAGGTTAGGAGCTTATGGATAGTTAAACAACATATTGTAAGTGATATATTATTGTAGATGATATCTAAATACTATGGGACTATATTTCAGAAAAAGAATTAAGATACTTCCCGGAGTGCACATGAATATTAGCAAATCCGGTACAAGCTGGTCAGTTGGTCCACGTGGAGCAAAAGTTAACTTTGGGAAGCGTGGCACTTATGTAACAACCGGAATACCGGGAACCGGAATTTACTCAAGAACAAAAGTCAGTAGTAATGGTATATCTAATCGTAGAATGCAATCAAGCAATATTGATTCTGGATATGAGATTAAAAATTACACAGGATGTCTTTTCTCGGCGATATGCTATGCGCTTGCAATCATATTGCCGATTTGCGGTGTGCACTTCTCTGTATCTATATTTCTTATTATAATAGGATTTGCATTGCATCTATCGTCGGTTGAAAAGAAGGAAACAGTTCAAAGCAATAATGAGGTTGACAACGGTAATAATGCCAAAGTTGTAGAAACGCCTATAAACAGGGCAATTATAGACACAGAAGAAAAAGAAGAGGAATTCATAACGGAGGAAGATGAAGAAAAAATAGAGTACCCCTCTGTAGAAAAGGTTGACATGACAAGGCTTGACCCACTATTTGAAGATGCAGCTCGATTAGTTGTTATCCACCAACAAGGTTCCACTTCATTAATTCAACGTAAATTCGCTATAGGCTATAATAGAGCAGGGCGTATTATGGACCAACTGGAATGTGCTGGTATTGTAGGAGAAACAAGTGGGATTAAAGCGAGAGAAGTTTTATGTAAAGACGAAAATGAACTCGAATATAAACTAAACCATTTGGAAAAATCTCGTTTTGAAAGACTTCAACAAAAACAGGAAGAAGAATTTGAAGAAGCATCTCAACGAGAAATACAGAATGAAAGTTCAAGATTAATTAAATTGGGCATAGATTTAGAAAAGGAAGGTATGATAAATGAAGCTATAGCTATATATGAAAAAGCTATCATACCACAACTTCCAGCAACACATCCCTATGATAGACTAATGATTCTCTATCGGAAAAAGAAAGATTATGATAATGAAGTCAGAATCATCAAGATAGCCATAAGCGTATTTATGAAAGAAAATGAACGCAGGGCAGGAAGAGTAATTGAAAATGATTCATCATTATACAAACAAGTAATGCAAGCACTTGAAACGAATGAAAGCATCAAGTATGAGGATGGGAAATGGGCTTTCGTTCAATATGACGTAATGGAGTATATTACAAGACTTGAAAAAGCCCAAAAACTGTATAAGAAATCTCAAGAACAATCTAAATTATAAAAGTCATGAAAAAATTATTAATACTACTATTTTTCATACTAATATTCGGTAGTTGTACAACCAATTATTTTTTATGTGAAACCGCAGGTCCTGTAAAGTTATACGCATCGCCAAATACTAACTCGACATATATAGAAGTACCTGTTGGCAAAAACTTAATTTCAACAGGAAAATACAAGAAATACAGAAGAGCTAAATACGGTAACAAAAGAGGTTATGTATATAAAACAAGATTCCTATCAGAAAAGAAAATTCGTTCTTTATCTGATTGGAATTTTGATTCTGAAACATCTACATATAAATATTCGCATTCTAATCATGCACTTAATAATTCAACAAAATATAAGTATAAGCCAACATCAACTGGTGGTACTGTCCAAGTTAAAGGATACTATCGAAAGGATGGAACTTATGTTAAGCCACATACAAGAAGAGCTCCTTCTAGGAGAAAATAACAAACTAAATATCTAAGATTATGAAAAGAGGAATAATACTATTTTTTTCTTTCTTATTTCCTTGCTTGTTAAATGCCCAACTTTCCACTCAGCAAGATACCATAAGATATGTTATGGCAAATCTAAATTTGAGAGAGTCTCCTAATACGACCTCTGCTATTATTACTCAAATACCTAAAGGCACTCAAGTTACCATAGATGAAGACTGTGAATGTAAATGGATTCCGATAAACTATAATGGATACATAGGATATGTTTCGACTAAATACCTTTCAAAAGAAAAAATAGAATGTACTACTACATACAATAACAGTACGTCTATTAAATATTATACAAATTCAAAGGGAGAAAGAGTACAATCTCCAACTTATTATAATTCCGCGCCTCCTGGAGCAACAGCTTTATGTAGAGATGGAACATATAGTTTTAGCAAAAGCCGTAGAGGAACATGTTCACATCATGGTGGAGTTGCAAAATGGCTAAAATAACAAATTAGACACATAAGATTATGATTGACTTTCTAACCATCATACTCCTAATATTCGGAGTACTGCAAATCATCCTCTTCTTCAAGGTATGGGAAATGACGAATGACATCAAAGAGATAAGGAACAAGTACCTTAAAGACGAGGATGAGAAACGAAGACAAAAAGCAGAATACGACCCAACTCCCAAAATCAGCGGTGGGGTTAAAACAACAATATAGCCGGAATTATTTCCCGGCTTTTTCTTTCCCTATTCGCGAGTTGTGCAAATGTTGTGCAACTATCATAAAAAGAAAATGCTAACAAGTTATCAATGAACCTATTAGCATTTTTCCTTGTGATTCCGTTGCGATTCGAACGCAAGACCCACGCCTTAGAAGGGCGTTGCTCTATCCAGCTGAGCTACGGAACCATCCTTAATTGCGAGTGCAAAGGTACGGTTTTTATTGAAATTACCAAAAGAATCCGCAACTTTTTTGCATTAACAATCTATTTTTTTTCTATTCAGCATCCAAGCAAAAGGTAAATAGCAACAAATATGGAAAGCGTAAGACACTATATATGACTCTATTCCAACCCATTCCACCAAATTCGTATACATCAATGAAGAAAAGAACTGAACTATAAAAAAAAGCGCCACAAAGTAATCGGCAAAACGAGAAAAGAGACAGGACATA